TCCAGGCAATCCAAACAGAATAGCTCGCTTGTCATCAAAATAATCAGCAGTAGACGTTATCTCCCACCGATAAGGATTTGACCCTCCGATATTTTCGTCTCGTACTCGTGTGTTAAATAACACGGATGGTAGTTTATCACCTTTTCTAATCATAGTATAACTCTCCTATTTCATTACAATATCATATAATTCTGAAATGTCTGCAAATTCTCCTACAACTTCAGCCATATTTTGTTTGTGGTAGATCTTTGCCATTTTACCTAATACTTTCTTTGGAATATCAACTTCCTCCGATAAATTAGATATAGCATCTCTCACGAAATCTCGTTCGGCTTCAGTACGACTAAAAGAATTTGAAAGTTCTTCCATACATTTTTTAATTTTAGCACGGTCTTCCAAACTTGATGGGATGATAATTCCCGACATAATATAACTCCTATTGTTTACCAGTGTGCAGCGACTAGATATTTTTCTAGTGCGTATGCTTCGACTTCCCAAGGCTGTTTATCATAGGGGATTTGCAAACCTCCTCTAGGGCCAAAGGGAACTTGCTGACCTTTCCATCGGGTCATATTTGCATTCAACTCGCCCCGAATGTATTGACGCACATGAGTCAATTCGTGAGCAAGTGTGCTTGCAATTTCTTGTGGAGTTTGAGGACGAAGCCCTCCTTTTCCGCAAATCACTTTACCAACTTCTACGGTATACGAATCTTCGTAGTCACCAACTCCAGCCCACCCGTAAATTCCATCGCTAACGGCGATACTGAATTTGATATGGATATCTATTTCTCGTTTTGTGAATTGTCGAGGGAACAACTCGTCAACAACTTCTTCACAGAACTGTTGATATGCTTTTTTGCCTCGGATTCTGCCTTGGAAATACAAGTTGATCATGTTCACTCCTCATTTCTATAAGCATATTCTACCAAAAATGGGCGAGAATGTCAACCCCCCGTCTAAGTCGTTGATTCTTTTGGATTTATTATTCCCAAAACATAGTTTTCTGCTACATCTTCGGCATAATGTATTGAATGGACACGAACATCAACCACCTTTACAAATTCCTCATTTAGATAAAATTCAACATAATATCCACCTTCATCTCGTCGGACCTCTGCGATTCGTTCACCATCCTCTGATCGGTATGTTGAAATGTATGTTTGATCTTTTTCGTGCTTCATATTCTTGCCTCCAAAAATGATATCCCACTGTCTATCAAAATTGTTTCGAGTTTCAATGTACTGTTCTTTGTTTGATACGGCGAAGGGTCGCCTTTTACTGCCTTTACCACTCATAGGTTCATCTCCAAAAGTAAAGCGCCTCATTGCGAGGCGCTTGTTAGCGGGATCACCCCCTTGTGACTTGTTCTATAGAAGCATCAAGTGTCGCTTGTCGTTTCATAATCTTATATGATGCTTCACTTTTACCTTTTTTATTTAACTTGAAAATTCGTCTTCCAAGTTCCCTAGAATGTTTTTTCAATCTCTCTAGTTGGTTTTCTCCCATAGGCAAGTCTCCTTGTTAAGTTAATGTTACCATAACAAATGGGATTTTTTGGGGTGACCTCCTTAGTTTTTTAATCCTTCACTTTTATTTTGTTTTAGACTATCTGGTACAAACTTGGTACCAAACATTTGATAAAGAATGACTGCTGCGAGCCATTCTTTGAAACCATATTCAATATCAAGAGAAAATAGTGTGTTAATTGCCCATACCATAGACAATGGAAACAATAATGCGACTAGAATCGCAAACCCTAAGACTATCAGGTATTGTCCGGTGGATACTTCGTTACTCATATATAATCATCCAAATCATCAAAGTCCTCATCGTTAATATTATTTAGATCAATTTGGTCTAATTTTTCACGAATTTTAGACTTCGCTCGACCTTTTTTTTCATTGAGTCGCTTTTTCTTCGGAACTTCGTCATCGTAGTTGTCATAAAACTCTCGAAATCCTCTATAACCCGCTCTGTCTTTATTTTTAGCCATACTACTTTCCCAAATCTTCACCCTCAAAAATTTCGGGCATTGTGTCTTCTATTAATTTTCTAGTGATACCTTTGTACTTTAGTTTTTTATCTTTGATAGCAATAACCAACTCTGCTTCTTCTTGAGATACACTTTCCAACAATTCAATAAAAATAGACTCTCGTTTGATCTGTTTAAGATTAGGTGAACTGCTAACAAAGAAATATTTGAATTTCCTCATTTCCGACCTGAGTCGGTTGTATCCGAAATTATCCGGAATGTTGAGTGGTGTATATGGAGGATTACCTTTAGGTAAGTCAAATACAATGCTCTTGTTGAAATTTAGTCTTAGCAACTCTTTCACTTGAGGCACTAGTCTAGCAATCGTAACAATTGCAGTTTTCCGCTCAGTCGCTTTTAGTTCTGAAATATGGCTAAAAATTTCAGGCAAAGTCATTTTACTCAAATCTATGGGACGCTGTGGCATATTAAAATTCCTGTAGGTGTTCCATCATGTTTTTCATTTTGTTTTGTATAAAGTAGTTGAAGAGTTTACTCCTGTCTCTTCTAGGTGCGTCTTCATACCCCTGCAAAATATTTTCTTGAAGTTCTTGGGGGATCTTACTCAAGTCAATCAATATTTGATTGCGATTGTAATTCCTCAACATATCTGTCGTACAAAAATCTTCAGGATCTTGCGTTATCCAAGTATTTAGTTTCTTTGCGGTGATGGGTTTCTGCCTTGACTCTGTAACAAACGTATCGTCATTGGACAGGATGTTGGGGATACCGTCGCTTCGATCACCACGAATAATATGCTCACACAAGAAAGCATGAGGATTACATTCAGGTCGAATCAACTTCTTAGCCATGGGGCTATACTGATCTACGTTGATAAACTTCTGAAGCTGCATAAAGTCTTTATCGCTAGACAGAATCAAAATTTTAGGTGTCTCAGAGTTTTTAAGGAACACCCCGTACTTATTACACAAAGTTCCAATGATGTCATCCGCTTCAGCGCCATCCACTTGAATAACTTTGTAAGGAAAATTTTGCTTTAACTCATCCTTGATCTTGTGGAGTGTCTCGAATATCAACGCCCAGTTATAAGGAGATGCTTCACGTTCCTTTTTACGGGATGCTTTGTAATATGGAAACAGACCTCGGCGCCAATAGTTTTTGTCATCTGCGCATATGACCATGTCACCATATTCACTACCGAATTTTGTATTGTACGATCTTAGAGAATTCAGCACCATATGGCGAATCATATTCTCATCGACGTGTTTAGTTATACCAGGCTGCATCATCAGGTTCGATATCATCACCTGGTTCAAATCCACGAGTATCATTTTATAGTTCTCTTGTTATGAAATTTTCAGTACTATTGTATCAGAATTGAAGCGACCTGTCAAGGGCTGCTCTTTAGTTTTTAGTTCAGGTAGTATCTTCTTCAACTTGATTTTACCTGCACCTAGCAGTTCGGGAAGAACTACTTCAGGCTTGCGCAATCGCTTTCCTATACTAGACTTAGGATCGAAGTTCTGTAGCGTCGTTCCTTTGAACGTGAGACCTCTAGCATTGTCGGTGTTGTATACACCAAGCAACTTAGTCTTTACGTTGTACGTCCACACTTGAGACGCACCAACGACTTTCTCTACTGGAAGACCAGTCAAGTTTAAATCTTTGTGTTCAGTCAAATAATTTACTTTTGCAACAATCTGAGTGACAGGCTTTTCTTTTATTCTGCGTCTCTTACGTGTAGGCTTGTTTTCAATCGCAATCTTATTTGCTGCAGATACTATGTCATCATACAACTCACTTAACTTACGCAACTGAGGCTTCTTTAAGTGTGAGTATGCTTCTTTGATCTGTTCATCGTCACCTCTAACTGCAGCGGTGATTTCTCGTGCAGGCTCAACAAACATATCGCAGATTTTCTGCAAAACAACAGAACTCAGATTCTTACTCTTCAAGTATTTTTCGATATCATATTTTTTCTTGAAGTCGGATGATTTCAAATCATCGATAAACCCTTCGAGTTCTCCGGCTTCATCACGGGCTCGTTCTAGAATTCTATCTTGAATCGAAATCTTAGGTGCAGCAGATGCCTGTACTTTCACTTTCTGTTTGTGTGGCTTTTCAGTTAATAATTTTGCATAGTTCTCATCAAAGAATGATTTTGTGTGATCATCAGGATCCATACCTAGCATTATCATTCTTGCTATCCAACCAACCTGTGATGGCACTTTAGATTCAGGTAAAGATTTGAATCTCTTAGCATCTTCTGTCAGTTTCATATGCTTACAATATTCGAGCAAAAAATCTTTTGCCTTCTTTTGATCATAACAGTAGTTATAAAAGTTGAAAGCATCCATTAACTTACTTTTACTAAAATCATTATTCCAAGTGGGCTCAAATCCCATTCCCATAACTTCTTTAGTTCTAAGTCGCTTAGCCATTATAAATCCTCAAGAAAAAAACACGGGTGGTGTTACCCACCCGAGAAAATGAGTCAAACCAACTCATAAGGAAATTTTAGTAAACGGTGATAGAAGTTTCAACACGCACATGAGCACCAGGATGTTCTTGGAGAATAACTCGTCTGGTAGTACCTTCATATGAGTACCAAACTTCATAACCTGTGATGTAAGTTCGAGTCGTAGGAACAGGAATTTCTCTACACTCGGTTCGAGTCTGAGTGTGTGTCACTGGAGAATGTCCAACTACAACTTGACGCATACGATCTCGCTGAGAATGTGCACCAACTAATGCACCAACCACAGTCAGCGCATCTTTACCACTCCCACCACCGAACTGGTGTCCGACCAAACCCCCAACGATGGCGCCTATAACAGGAGCCGCAGTGTTGCGCTCGTATCCATAAACAGGCTCATAGTTAGTGATAGGGGTCTCTACGTTGTAGCAATCACGTCGATATAACATTTCTGTCCTATCTACTTCGATAGGTTTTACTTGCGTAACTTCAGCCAGAAATACATCCGCTTCGGCGGAAATTGCAAAAACAACCGAAGCAATCAAAATAATTACTGTAAGTGCTTTTTTCATTGTTACCTCTCCTATGTCTTATACTGTGTATCTTACCAAAACATATAGTAAATGTCAAGCCGAATAATGGAGAAAAAGTGGAAGTTTCACAATTCTTTAGCCCCAGAACGATTAATTATCATATCTTTAGGGTAAATTCCTAACCTAGCTCCGGTATATCTAATACCGTCAATGATAAATCCTCTTCCAGCTCTAAATGTCGCACCTAGAATGGCTTTATATTGTCCAGTCTTGAATTTTTTAGCGTCTCCATTATGAACTAAATGATCAGAAAAGTCAAGCTCAAATAGCTCTTTATTTTTTACAGGCTTGATGATAGCTGATCCTTGACCTATTATCGTCACATTATCAATACCAAATTTTTTACCATATTCGGAACCAAATATCGAAAGATTTATAAGTTCATTATCTTGTATATACGAATAGACGGGATATATCAAAACTCCATTTTCTATCAAATTGCTACATTGAATCAAAAACTCTCTAACTTCTGGATGATTATATATCTTTACGCCGGCTTGTTTTGAAACTCCACCGTATTGCTGAAAGGCCTTTGCTCCTCCAGCTTTTTTGTGAGATATGTAAATCTCATCTCCCTTTGCGGATACTATATTGAAATCCGACTTTGCTTCTCTACCTAAGAATTTTTCTGTAGTGTTGCGGGTTCCTGTAATGCCTTTGTAGATTTTTCTTTTCGGATCTCCCTTAATCCTCAAATCAAATGGTCCTACTTGCGCAACAATTCTTTTTATGATTTTATCCAATTCCGCAAGCGCAATAGCTTCTTCTTTTAGAACATCTGTAGACGTAGGCTTTCTGATTTTTGTAATTGGAATAAGCCCATTTTTATTATTATATCGAACTTGCGCATACGAAACTTTATTGATTAACTTCAAACGATTAGATCTAAGTTTGAAACCATCTTTTTCTTGTAGTCTGAATAAAACTTTTTTTGCTCGTTCATCCACCATAGAAGCTTGCATATTGTTCTCAATTACAAGATTCAAGTCTCTCCATTTAGGATTTTTTCCGACATACTTATCCCAAGCAGGTCCACCAGCAGTCGTTCTACCAGACAGGGTTGCCATAGATTTTAGATTTTAGCTTTGGTTGGGGCTTTTTTCTTAGCTGGCGCCTTTTTGGCAGCAGGTTTCTTAGCAGCTGGCTTTTTCTTAGCTGGAGCTTTCTTAGGTGCAGCTTTCTTAGGCTCTTCTTTTTTACCAAAGAAAAGTTCTTTGAGTTTGCTAAACATAGCACTACCTTATAATTATGGGTGTCTACTATTTAGTCTTTCGAGCACCCGACTTTCGCTTTTCCTTTTCTTCTTCTAACTGATCAATCTTCTTCAGTCGAGTTGAGACTTCCTTAGCAGTCATCCACATATCTTTACCTTTGATTAAGGATTCAATCTCTTCCTTAGTCATAAACTCTTTGTACACGTCGTGTAACAGGTTCTCGGTCCACTTTCTTTCATGAGTAATCTGATCGTACATCTCTCCACCTTTACCGAATGTGCCCCCAGAATAATCGTGGAACATAAACACTGAATGATCGCTTATTTCATACGAATCTGCTGCTAGGAAAATCATTGTGGCTGCAGACATACAGTAGCCCTCAACGGAACAAATGATATGCGCTTTACAATCTCCCATACAGCGAATGAATTGAATTGTAGACGAAACATCACCACCAACTGAATTAATGTGGATGTAGATGATATCATTCTGTTGTGCGTTGCGCATAACGTCAAACGTATCGATGTATTCTTCTGACTGTTTGATGTCACCATTCAGATAAATGTTGTAGATGTATCCGATTGGAATGGGGTTTCTTACAATATTTGTCACATTAACTTCTTTCATAATATCACTCACAATACATGATTCCTATGGATTTTTGCTCCAACAAAAGAATTGTAGTATTCCTCAGGCTTCAATAAAACATCAAACTCCATTTGATACTTTAATTCCCAATAACTACATTCACCTTTCGTTTTACAAAGTTTCAAGATCTCACGCCTAAATCTCGATTCACCACTTTCTTCAACTAGTAACTTTACCTCTTCACTAGATCCAAAATATTTTTGCCAATCCGACTCGGACTTGACGATTCGTTTTCTTGTCTTACCTTTAAGGGGTGGTTTCTTCTTTGTGCTCCAAAACCACTTCTTACCGATATACTTTTTGTTGTTATCCGTGTCAGTGATCTCATATACAAATCCGTAATAGTCACCAATCATTTCAGAAGTAAATTCTTTACTTTCGTATATCCACATTATTCCTTTAGCAAATCATCGTCATCATGCCACTCAAACATCTCGTCATCCCAATCTTCATCGCCATTAAGTTCATGAATAAAGTCATCGTCTAATTCTGCAGTACAGAAAGGACAATGTTTGGGCTCGGTCTCAACATCCACGTAGTCTAATAAAAACTCCGAATTACATTCCTCGCAAAATACTCTAATAGTTGTCATAGTTACTCCTATATTTATGACGCATCTCCCCAGACATCATCCCACTTTCCAACCATAGCACCCTTTGCGTAGTCAGTGCTGCGGTTCTCAAAAAAGTTAGTGTGTGTTGGGGCGTTAATCATTGCTTCTACCCAAGGTAACGGGTTACGTTTTACTCTGAAGAGACCTTTCATGCCTAGGCTAATTAGCCTTCTATCTGCGATATAACGAATGTATTTCTTGACTTGTTCTGCAGTTAAATCTTCCATCGCTCCCATACTGAAAGTTAAGTCGATAAACTTGTCTTCTAACTCGACCATTCTTTCTGCGATAGTGTAGATTTTACTTTTTAGATCGTCTGTCCAAATGTCTCTGTTTTCTTCAATGTATGTACGGAACAACTTGATCATAGACTCAGCATGCATTGTCTCATCAACAATACTCCAAGTTACAATCTGGCCCATACCTTTCATCTTCCCATGTCTGGGAAAGTTTAGTAACATAATAAATGAACTAAACAACTGCATTCCTTCCGTAAACGCAGAAAATACCGCAATGTGTTTTGCGGTTGAAGACCTATCGCCGTTCTTCGAAGATATTCCAAGAACATAGTCGTGCTTCTCTTTCATCTCTTGATATTCGAGAAACTCAGAATAGGTA